TTGTGCCGCTAATAATGCGGTATAAAACACTATCTCATTACGCCAATTGTAGTATGTAGCCCTTTCGATATGTAACTCCTGACAAATGTGTCTTTCACCCAACTCATCAAAGTATTTTTTCTGCAACAATCTTCCCTTTTCTGTACCTTGGAAATGCTGAATAGTACCTTCTATCACCTTCAGCCATTTCTCTTTTTCTAGCAACTCTGGACTAGTGAGTTTAATTGCCTTATTCGCAGTCGGATCCGAATGGTAGCTGATACCGCCTCCCCATTCGGTGAGGTCACGGCCACCTGACTGGATAATAATTTCCTTTTCTTGTTCTATCTCTTTACGAATTTGGTGGTAGTGGTATAAATAGTACTCAATCTTTTTGTATATGCGTCTTTCTAGGATTCCCACATTCACACCCCCTATCTGGCAGCCCATCTTGAACCCTGATTGTAATCTCTCCGTAGCCAAGCCGCCGGATAAACTCTAGCAGTTTAAGTTCTCTTTCATGAAGTGTCTGTATTTTTTTTGTTTTCTGTTGCATCTGCTTCTACCTCCTTAAACTCGACGCACTCCTTGCATCCTTTTTGTATAAATTCGTTTGTTAGACAAATACTTCTTTTAAAACACCATGCAGGCTGCGACATACTCGTTTTACTACCTCCCCACGCAGGAATAAAGTATTTACACAAATTACAACTCCTCACTTAAGATACCTCCTCCAGCTCAATCTCCACCTTTTCCTCCGGTCCCTTCAACCGTTGTATAGTTAAGCAAGATACCTGTCGCTTGCCTCCCACTCGCGATATAGCTTGAACCAATCACTTGCCCACATGGTCACTTTCCATTTCTCTCCATTTTTCCTGTGGGCAACTATCGGTATCTCGCTGTCCTTTGCGTCTCTGGTTGCTTGCTGCAATGCCTTTTCGATATTCAATCTCTGTTCACGTTTGACTTCCTGATGTATTCCCGGCAAGCCGACACAGTCAGCTCCTTCAATGCCGTTGTATTGCTGTCCGCGCCTAACGTTATAGCCTTCTTCCCGACATATGCTTGCCCATTCCCGTTCGCCGCGCTTGCCTTTTTCTCTGCTGTTCATTTTAATCACCCTCGAACAATTTTTTTGCTTTTTCCAGCTTTAAGTTAAATACTTCTTTCCTCCTGTCTGGTCCCTCAAACTTGATGGGCACGCACATTTCAATGATTCTGCTATAAATCCTGCTGTACTTGATATCAGAAGGATTCTTGATTTCCGACAACGGCAGGTTAGTTGTGACAATAAGAGGTTGGCCGTTCTTATAACGGCTATCTATGATGCTATAGACCTGCTCAAGCATATAGTCACTCTGCCGTTCGGCGCCCAGATCATCGATTATGAGCAGCTTGTAGCTGTCTAAGGATTTAATGTACTCGTTTCTGTCCTCGTCAAGGGCCATTAGTGCATTCGACAATCTAATAAAGTTAGTCATAAGCACCGGCACGCCCCGGTCTATTAGGTAATTTGCTATACAGGCCGCAAAAAACGTCTTGCCGGTTCCGACATCGCCCCAAAGGAGGAGTCCAATATTGTCACGGTACATTTCCTCCCATCTCAGGCAGTACCGCATAGCCTTGTCCATTTGCTGAGGGTTCCGTCCATCGTCATTTTCAAAAGTCCAGTTACAATAGCATCGGTCCTGGATGCCCTGCGTCCGGAGGCGACCGATCCGCTCAAACTCTTCCCTTTGCCTGATCTGCTCCTGCTTGGCACGGTACTCTTCACTCTGGCATTTACACATGCATCCAAATTTTCTGCGTGTCCCCAATACTTCAACCACGCACTCTTTGGGAGTATTGCATTTGCCACAAATAAGCAGGCCGTCTTTGTAATAATCAAAGTGTTCTTCGCTCGGTTCACACTTCTTCGCCAGATCTTCGATAATACCGTCAAAGTTCACAGACTATCACCTCCATCCTCATAGTTGTATGTATAACCCCCTTTTTGTTGCCGCTTCTCCCAAGTGCGCACCGCTGCTTTCCAATCCTTCATCTTGTTTTTCCCAATCATCCAACCCTTGGCGGCGTAAAAGTCATACCATTTCTGTGGATCAACACCGTTGTTACGCTCCTGGCAATATGCGGCCACTTCCTCAAGAGTAGGAGGAGTGAATCCGCGCGACTTGTTCGCGCCATTATTACTAATTGGATTCGGATTAGGATTGGATTCGGATTGGATTGGATTGGATTGGATTATAGACGCATTTGCATGCAATTGATTGCAATTGAATTCAGATGAAATCAATTGTATATTTTCCGAGGCAGTCGTTTCCTCTCTTCCGTCAACCGCAGGATATTTACCTTTTTTATTCCGAACAGTCTGATGCTTGTCCCAAGTTACCAATTGCAGGTACGGTCTCCCATCATACTCATACAGGGCTACAATACCTACCGTCGATAACTTATTTAAAGCATCAGAAATCTGCTTTTCGGTAACACTTTTAAGAGGAAACAGCTTCGCCTTCAGAATCGCCGGCCTTGCATCCATCCTCCCATAATCATCGCAATTAACCAGGAGGCGATAGAAAAACACTTCCTCAAACCAAGATAATTGGTCTATGGTGCCGCTTGTACATATTGATTCTTTGATAATACGATTGGGCATAACATCACCGCCCAATTCGTTTATTTTGTATTTCCGCAGTTATTTTTGTAAACTCTCCCATTCCCTATCATTCCCCTCTCCACGTTAGACTTAAAAACTAAAACTAGGTTTTTAGCGCTTCACCGCCTTACCACCTCAAAATCAACCACCCATACCAACTCGTTTTCATCCCACCAACCATATATCCGCTTAAACACCTCTTTGTAAGCCTCCACAGAAGAGTAGCCTTCCTTCTTGGCATCATCTTCAGAAATGTCTCCCAGGCGCTCCTGGCGGACGGAAACAATGCGAAGCAAGGCAAAAGGCTTGCTGCCCTTTTTAAGTGACGTCTTAGCCTGATGAATAGACCCAGGGCGCCACCGGCATCTTCCGATGCGCCGCGTCTGGGTCTTTTCTCCTCGAAGGATAGGCTCAACATGCTCTGGCTTAAAAAGAATCATGCTATCTATCCTCACTTCTGCGCTGTCGCTTTGGAATTAACCCCCCACCCCAGCCCCTGCTGAGAGCGTACACACCAACACGGCTGGGGCAGGGGAAAAGACCTAAAAATCTAAACCAAAGTTTGTTGCTCTAGAACATGATGCTCAGTCTCGGTATTTTCTTCTTGTGAAGCTTCTTGTGTAGCTGGCTCATCTTGTGCTTCCGCTTCGAGAACTTCTGCAGCTACGTAAATGTATTGCTCATCAGACTTTTCTTCCTCGTGATGCTCTGAATCAATGTCTTTTACATATGCCTCTTGCATTTCGATAGAGAGGATGCCCCATTTGGAAAGCATGTTTCTGATCACAGTCTTCAATGCCATTGCGTCATAGTCGTTCTTCCATCCAAAATCAGACTTAGAAAATCGCTTCCTGTGAGCCTCAATTTCTTCCTTTGTCCAATACACTGACTTCCTGAAACCATTCACCAGTTCGAAATAGCCTGCATAACCGATGATTGCGTCTGACTTGCGCTTGGTGAAATCCACAACCAATTCCTCGGTGAGAGGATTCCAGCTGACCAGCTCGCCTTCTCGGATCGGAATGGCATTGATGGCCCGGTATTTCCCGGTCCGGAGGGCCAGCTGTACGTATCCCTTGTATCCAAGCTGGAACTGAGCGCGATTCCCATATGGTACGATCCACGCGTACCCAAGGTTTTTGTCCACCGGCAGGTCAAGCGTTGCTGCAACCATTGCAGAAGAAATAACGCTCATCGGGTCACATTTCTGAAGGTTTGCGTCCGAGTTAACAAGGTTAATAATGCTTGACATATATTGTGGTGCACGCTTTTCTAAAATTTCCTCAAAACGTTTTTTGACAGAATCCGAATTCAGTAGCGCTTTTATCCCACTTATCGGGGATACACTTCCTCCGTTTTTCCGCTGAGCCAATTGGTTTTTCAGGCTCTCATTCGTTGCCATCTTCATCCCTCCTATTTCACTGCAAATTTCCTGTATTGAGAGGTTTTCAAGTATTTTTCATACAAATCCGGGTAATCTTTTGCAAAGGCTTTGCTGTCAAAACGGCTAGTCTTGATATTTTTCCAAGTCACTAACCGATCACCAAATTTGCCTATCTCGCTTTCCCCCAACATCGCTTTCAACCGGTTCTCACATTCTGCTTTGCGCATTTCCAACGCTTTTAACTCTTCGTTCAAGAGATCAAGGGATTCTATCAGTTCACCTGCTTCGCTTGGGAGGTCAATCGTATTTGGCTTTCCTTCTGGGTACATCTTTTTCAAGAACTCCGTTGATGCTGAAGAACCATCCATTTCTGGTGGTATTCCAGGAACAACGTGGTTTTCCCAAAAATCAAGCTCAATTTCAATGAGTTGCTGAATCAGTTCCTCATCCTGATCAACACGTTTGTACAAGAATCGGTTGCCGCCAATCAATACCGCCAACCACCAAGACTTTGCGCCGGTGACTGCCATGTAATGTTGGACTTGGACCAGGTATTGTGCCGGTACCTCATCATCTTCCCACTCTTTTGCGTTGTAGGCGCTAGTAGTTTTGCATTCAAGACCAACGTTTTCTCCAACAATCATTCGGTCAATGTTTGCCAGCATCCATGGGAAATCAGGGTGCTGGAGGATTGCATTTCGCCGGCGGACTTTCATGCCGGTTCGCTTAGAAAACTCCTGAGTAACAATGTCCTCAAGGATGGTTCCCCAGTATGCTGCTTCCCCTGGCTCTTCCGGTTCAATCTGGCCTGTCTTTTCCATCCAAACTGCAAAGGGAGACTTCCATGGATTTAGACCGGCAACGGCAGCCGCATCACTGCCGCCAATTCCTTTTTTTCTCCATTCAAGCCATTCATTACGCTCTATGTTAAGTGTTTTAACTAACACTTGTGCTGGCAAAATATTCACCCCCATAAAACTCACATTCTTCTCCATATTTTCTATAAGCTTTCCAACATGCTGCTCCACAGGGTTCACTGCACGACAGCCAGCAGCAGGGGCTTGGAAATCTATCCGGCCACTTTGTGCAGTCGTTTCGTCCGCCGTTTTGCATGCATGTTCCTGTGGCTTCGTTCATCACTTCTATAAAGTCGTTTTTCATGTGGCTCTCCCCTTCCACCCAAGTATTGCCATCAAAAGTTCCCTTTGACAAATTAAAAATAGTGTGATAAAATCATTATGTAGGCTTTATTTATTTTCTTTTTTTATTAGCCGCCTGCCCTCACAGGCGGTTTTTTCTTTCTGATAGTAGAGCCACAATAAGCTCTTCGCAATTTCTGCGAAGGCGATAACCGTGCACCAACCGAACGCGCATTGAAGCAAGTTGCACGTTCCGCTTATGCCAAGCAGCGATATTGTGATAAGCAGCCAGCGCTCGAGTTGGACGGTAATCCTGTGCAACAGCTTAACTTCATGAAGCCGGGTGTTCATAGGTTCCTCCTGATGCGTCGATTTTTGAGTTTAAAAGCTGATTATTCCCCCCTTTTTCGGCTATAGTTTTAATAAACTCTTCTGCCAACTCTTCAACGGTCCGCCCGTAAATAAACGGTATCAGCACTTTCATATAGTCTGGCGGGAGTTTGGCGGGTCCCAGTTCTTTGCGCTCTAATACTTTCATTTCTCCTTTTCTGTTTGGACGTGAAATAGTTACGCGTACAAGTTTTGCTTCCATGTAGGCACCTACCGGATGTTAAGTTTGCTTTCGTATTCGGATAAAATTTGGTCCACGACCTCAAGAGTCAGCTCGGCGCTGGGCGCGCGATCAATCCCGCGCCGCGCGCGTGTGAAACGCGGCATGTCCATTTTGCAGCCAGTTCGCTTGTTGGCTTCTTCAAGGAGCTCTTTAAGGGATATGCCGACCTTAGCAGCTCTGCCTTTGATGTCATAGCGCTCATATTTTAGGCTGATAAGTACCACCTCCTTACCATAAAATGTAAAATATTTTACAAAAACCTCTTGACAACAGCCGGTTATTTGTTATAATAGAAATGCGAGTAACTAAATAACAAATTCCGACTGATGTCGGGCGCTATCTTTTTGCCTTTTTCACGCAACAATTTGTATTGATACAAATTGTTGTCGGTGCAAAGGTTAATAATAGCCCCCGACTTAGAG